CGAACCAACAACATCAGAGTTAACAGCTCTGCGCTCTGCCATTGAGCTAAGCGGGATAGTGAGCCTTTTAATGTCTTTGCTCAGGACATCCAATTAAATTAGTAAATTGCCCCATCTTCAGTTTTAGCTTCTTCTACAGTAGCTTCAACTGGAGGTGGGCTTAGAAACACCATAGATGGGTTTCTTGCAAATACGACTCTTGTTGACCATATTTCCTCAAATTTAACTTTTCTTCCTGGTTTTGGTGAATGAAGAATCGTGTTGTTACCAACGTAGATTCCAACATGGTGGGCATATCCATTTCTGTAAACAAAGAATACTAAGTCACCCGGTTGTGCTTCATTCTTTGAAATAACAGTCATAACTGCAAGTTGTTCACTAGCAGTTCTCGGAATTTCTATTCCGTTTTTATCGAAAACATATTGAATAAATCCAGAGCAGTCAAAGCATCTTGTACTTTCTCCACCCCGACAATATGGGATTCCTATATATTTTGTAGCGACTTCTACAGTTTCGCTATCTTGTGTGTCTTCGGCGTTAGCTTGACCCTGGGCTGCTGGTAGCGTTACGAATAAACCCGTAAGAAGCGCAGCAGCGGTGGTCAAAACTTTCGTTCTAACTAACATATTTCTACCCTAACATAAAAAAAGTTAGAGTTCAAAAAGACAAGCGGTATTACACCGAAGTAGTTAAAATAAAGTTTCTAAGTGTCCCTAGGGTTAGGTCTACCCCACCTTTGTCGTCTATACCTTCGCCGTCCATAACTGCATTGGCTACTGAGTTTTTTTGTTGCAAAGACTCGTGTTGACGAATTTCTATTGAACCGGACACTAATAAGTCTTGGATTACAATAGTTTCCCATGTAGAAGACGCCCTTTTTATTCTTCCGTTACGTTGGGTTGCCGCTCCAGAAGACCACGGGAGATCATAGTTAATAAGAAGATTGGCAGCAGGTAAATCAACACCGTAACCACCAGCGTCAGAGCTAATAAGAACCCTAACATCAGGGTCAGTATTAAAAGCAATTTTATTATCCTCTTTCGTTCTAGCATCAAGTTGGCCTGTATAAGTGCGGCAAAGGCTTGACCCCAGCTTATCTTGAATCATCTTTACCATATCTACATACGTGGCAAAAATTACAACTTTATTATCGGGGCGTTGGTCTAAAAAGTCTTTAACATACTCAATTAAAGTATCCATTTTAGGCGACGCAAGCACGCCATCAAGATACCCACCGTCTTTGAGTTCATAAGCATACTTAGAACCCTCCCCCGTTAAACCTTCAAATTTCTCAGCACTAGTCCTTAACAGCTCTGGGTGTGAGCACAGCATTTTAAGGCAGCCAACTTTAGACATTATAATCCCACGAAGTTCATCAGCTTGGCTACCTTGAGCGCTTTGATACCCGTAGTGAGCCATAACATTAAACGAACCACCAAAAAGTGTTTGAGCGTTATCTAAATCAAACAACAAGTCATTAACAATTTTTTTATACAGCTTTGCTGATTTTCTATCAAAGAAAACAAGTAAAGGATCTTTGTGTATGGAGTCCGGAAGAAACGGCTTGACATCCTCATCTTTTTGAGACTTGCGAACAGCCGCCTCTTTCATTTTCGTATGTAGCGTAGGTAAATTTCTATACCTATCAACACCGCCCCAATTATTACGAACGATAAATGCTGAATCAAAAATATCAAAACGACCTAACACATCCTTATCTACAAATTGCATAATTGAATACAGTTCTTCGGGACGCCCATTTTCAATAGGAGTGCCGGTAAGAGCAAATTTAATTGGGGTTCCAGAAAGTTTTTTTACATGTTTAGCGCGTTTAGATTTAAAAGATTTAATTGCGGTAGCCTCGTCAAGAACCACATAACCGCGGGGAAGTTTTTTTATACGTTCCCAGTCATTAACAACTTGTTCATAATTCATAATAATGTAGTCAACACCAGAAGTTTGCCAATCCATTGCGCTGGCATATTGGGCAGCACGTTGTTTTGGGGTTCCATCTATTACTAGAGGAATAGAAGTTCCACTAGTAAATTTAGTAATTTGGTTAGCCCATTGATACTTTAAGCTAGATAAACAGATTACTAACCCGGGCTCTTGTATCTCTTTTGCATCCATTAACCGCTCAATAGCGGCAATAGTTAAAACGGTTTTACCTAAACCTAAGTCATAAGCAACAAGCATAGTTTTTCTATCAAACATGCGCTCAACGGCTTCTACTTGGTAAGGCAAAAGCGTTCCAGTAAATGACACACAAAAAGACTACACCACACTAGGCAAAAAGAAAACCCACCCCGAAGGGTGGGCTATCTTTAAGAAAAGACTATGCGTCTAAAAGTGCCTGTGGGTCAAGCCCGCCGCCTTTTTTCCAGCCTGGTCCTGCCTGTAATTCCATATGTAAATGTGGACCCGTGCAGTTTCCGTCTGCTCCAACTTTTCCAATAACGTCTCCAACTGCAAGGACCTGTCCGACCTTGACGCTGTTAGAAGACAAGTGAGCAAATAGTAAATGTCCACCTTCAACTTTCATAAGGACTGAGTGCTGACCAAAGGCAGCGCCCCAACATTGGCCTACTTTAACAACTTTGCCATCAACTGGAGCAACAACTACAGCTCCAGTTGGCGCGGCGTAGTCAACGCCTTCATGTTTTCCTGAGGACCATCGTTTTCCAGCAACTCCAAAGGGTGTTGTAACTTTGTATTTTGCGTCTTTCATTGGCGATGCCATATGAACTCCTAAGATTATTGTTTACGGGTTAATCCCCGTTATCTATAAACAATAATACCAAAGCTGTTATAACAATTCCTATACATAACAAACTAATAATTGTGCTAAAGTTCAACAAATTACACAGTCTCCCAAGATGACCACCGAATTGAATGCCTAGCGGTATCAATACCATGTAAAATTTCAGCCTTGCTCATAGCGCCAATATCCTTAACATCAACACCGTTGTAATTAAAAAACCACGCTTCAAACCCCAACTCAATGGTGGCATCCGAAATAACCGATGACGATTTTTGGCCCGCATCATCAGCGTCCATAGCAACAATAACTTTGTCAGCAAGACGAATAATCTTTAACTGCTCTTTAGAAACTATTGATCCAAAAGTAGCCATACCACCAGAAATTCCTACTGACTCTAGCCGAACTACGTCTAGAGGGGACTCCACAACAATTATAGGACCTCCGGTGTACTTATCCCAGCCAAAAATAGAGGTGCTTTTTTTTACGCCAGTAGGCCTGTTTCTAAAAAATCTTCCCCGGTAACCTTTTTCTTGCCACCCTAAAAGACTTTGCGAGTGTGGGTTACGAATAGGAATGATCCAATTTTCTAAACGAGCATCCCAAAGAATTCCGTGCTTAGCAGCAGCTTCTGCGGTTAGCCCGCGAGAACGCAAAGCCTCTAAAGGTGGGGCTACAAATGCCGCTAACGAAGCTTCTGAAACATGCACAATGTCATCAAATATTTCTTTCTTTTTATTAGTGGCTCGCGCAAAAGATTCACTTAAGTCTCCACCAACGTTAAGCCACTGCTTGGCTTGTTCAAAATCAAACCCATTTTCGGCCCATAGTTGTTTAACGTAAGCAACAAGGTAAGGTAACGTGCCCTTAAACTGGCAGGAAAAACAAATATGAGCACCAGTTTCTGCGTTGATGTACCAAGAAGGATTTCTATCTTCATGGCCCACACGTTCTTTGTGTCCTGGACAAAAGCCTTGAACTTCACTACCTCGAGCGCCAACGTACTCTACACCAAGACGATCAAGAACACCTTGAAGCTCTTCAACTGTCATAGGTCATCACTAGTTAACTCGCGAAATTCTCCTGTATTCCAATCCCAAAGTAAAGAAACTTCCATAGGACCAGTATTACGGCTAGCAAGAACCTTTAGCAACCTAGTGTCATCTATGTCTTCTTCTTCACGTTGAAGCCCAAAAATAACATCAGCATCTTGGAAGAACGAAGACGAGTAACCAATAGAGTCTGCAGTTACATTACCCTTTTTCATCTTCCAACTAAGAGCCTGCGTTGAAATAACAATAGGAATTTGAGCCCGCTGGGCTAAACGCTTTAATGACCGCGTAATGTTAGTTAAAGCTTGCGGGGTATTAGCCTCACCAGATTGCTCGTCAATCATTAAGTACACGCCGTCAATAAACAATACGTCTGGCTGAAGCATTTGAATTTTATGCGCCATTCCAGAAACAACTGATGCGCTAGCTGAATCAGTAAGCCAAAACTTATGATTTACCATTCCAATCCCACGAAGTTTTGCTTTGTATCTTGCTTCTTCTTCAGAGGTTAAAGTTCCCGTTAGTAGTCGGTGGTGTGATATCCGGGAACGCATGGCGTCGTATCTAGCAATCTGTTCTTGGTTACTCATTTCAAAAGATTGAAATACTGGTACTGAACCCTTGTTGTGAATGTTGTGCGCAATCTGCAATGCAAGAGTGGATTTACCAGTTTTTGGAGGAGCAACAATAACTACTAGCTGTCCTTTTTGTAACCCACTTGTTGCTTGATCTATAGACGGGAACCCCGTAGGTAGCCCACGCAAACCGTTAGGTAAATTTTTGCGCTCTAAATATTCTTCCCAACGCTTTTCAGCGCCATGTGTAATGTCAATGTCACTTGTTCCAGCAAGACCGTCGTTTTCAAGTTTAACCAGTCCTCGCTGTAAAGTTGTAAGTGCGCGTTCGTGGTCGGTGTGAAGTTCTATGTCTTTAATAGCGTCAGCAAACGCGGTATTGATAATACTAATGCGACGAGAAGCAATAACTTTGTCAATTAAAAAATCAACGTTATCTTCAACAGGCTTAAACTCAAACGTAGGAAAGTTTTCAACAATAACTTCGTGGCTTGGGCACTCAGCATACTTAGACTGGTGGTCTCTTACAAAAACCCAAACTCGTTTGTCAATGTCATCATGAAACCAAGTGTCGGAAACATTCCGCATAAATAGCGGGGATAAGTCTCTGTCTTGTAGTGCTCGGTTTAGTAGTCGGTTTTCGTAGTTCATATAATCCCCTTAAAAATCTAATCCCAAGCGACCATACATCAATTGATGTTGTGGGTCAATTACTCCAATAACTTCTGGTCTATACGGTAAGTCATCTACTAACTTTTTAGGTGAGGAGTAACTTGAAAAATACCTAAAAGGATTTGTTCCAACTCGATCTATATCGTTATATAAAAGTTCTAATTGATCGTATCCATAATCAAAAGATACAAGCTCTAACGTAACTCCAGCATGTGTAGTGTATATGTAAAATTTGTTAAGAAGCAACCTATCATATTTTATATCTTCGCTCATAACTGGAAACACTTTAAATTTCTTTTTTATAATAGGAAACTTAATAAAAAGTATGTCTGAGTTAACAAGCACGCGTTTTGGCATGTCATTGCTAATGTCCCCTTTTAACATAGTTTAACAGACCTCTATTTTTCCGTATTTAATAATATGTTGCCTAAAAGATTCTGGTGAATCCATTGCCCGTTCCATATCTTCTTTGTTACAACGTTCGGACAACTCTAATGGGTAAGTGCCTTTGTTTTGTTGTACGCGAGCTTCTACAAGCTTTGTGTGTTTGCAAACTTTACGCCCAGCAAAACCTGGGCAAGTGCATACAAAATTTTTATTTTTTAAAAGGCTGACTTCAAAAATTCCTGGACCTGGAGTACCAGCTGGACTCAAAAATATTTGAAACAACATAGCGTCTTCCATCAAGTCCTCCATTATTTACGTAAGTCCCCTCTAATAGATTCTAGTTCAATAGTTGCAAAAGCTTCGTTTATAAATGACTCAGTTGCTCCGCCGTAAGCCGCTTCCCAAGACTTAACTGGAAGATTAGTAGTGACTATAGTGGGAAGTCCGTTATTGAATCTGGTACGTAAAATATGATGAAGCATAGTTCTCTGCCAGCCACTGCCTGACGCGTGCTCTTTACCTACATCATCAATAACTAAGACTCGAATATTGTAAGCGTCATCGGCGCATTCCCCATGCATACCTAAAAACAAACGATCTTGTTCGTCAGTTCCTCCACTAATTAACTCGCCTTTAAGTTCAATAATAGAATTAAAAGTTGAAAAATAACAAGGCTTTATAAGAACTTTACCGTCGTTTATCCCAAAAGATTCTAAAGGAAATGTTCTAATCATTTCTTGAATGACTGCTAAAGCAAGAGTGGTCTTACCGTGACCAGGCTCTCCAACAAGAAGTAATCCTTTGCCACAAGTCTTTTGTCCGTCAGCCCTAATGACATCTCCGTCTTTTACTTTTTTAATCCACCTACGAACGGATTCTAAATCTTTTTTAGTAATAGCTTCACAGTCAGTAAGTTCCCAACCAAGACGAGCCCTAGGTATACCAGCAATCTTTGTCCAAGACTTTCTTCGAACTGGTAACTCATCGGGATTAATCATCTGACTCCGTAGTAGTGGCGGCATTTGCAATGTAATTTTTCATGCGATCAAGTGTCTCGCGGCTAATCCCCGCGTTCATGTACTTAATCTGTTCTTGCAACTCAGCCTCTATTTGCGCTTCAGCAGCACTAATTGCTTCGTCTTTCATTTTACTCATACAACCACTCCTGTGATTTACTGGCTTGCGCCTTAGCAGTTTCAACTTCGTCGTCTGTTCTTACCATAGCCTTAGCTTGATTGGCAAACTCGCCCCATCTGTTAGCCAGCATCCTCCATAAAATATCAGGGTCGTTATATTTTTCAAAGTTAGTAACCGAAAAAAATAGATCAAGAATTTGAAACTCTAGTTCGCCATTAGTATCATGCTTCATGCGCTGTTGATTAAACGCGGCGTTTAGCCTTTTCATGTTAGGCGTCCAAAGCTTTAAACCCCAAGTTAAATTGGTGCGATAAATAAACTCATACGAAATATCGCTAGAGGTCCATTTAATTTTTGGAACATTATGGCGATAAATAATTTTAGTTTCATGTTGTTTAACTTTAGCTTCTTGGTAAGCAGTTCGCTTTTCGCGTTCCGCGCGGGCTCGATCTTCTAGTCTGTCGTCATCTGACGACGTGTTATTAAACATTCCATCCCAAGACATACCTAAAACCTCCAAATCAACTTTTCTAAAATTCTCTTCATGGGGGGTCTCCCCCAATTCTTTACTAGTTAAGCTAGCTAAACTATAGGGACTATATAGCTTACTCTGCAGAGACAGGGGGTCGGAAAACCCGACCCCTGCAAACTCTACTTGTGGGGTCGGAAAACCCGACCCTTGAAGGTAGTCAAATCCGGACTGGGTAACCCATACTTTAGTCTCTAGTCGGTTACCAATTTTGTAGGTTTTTTCTGCTACATACCCAAGTAATTTTAATTCCTTGAGTGAGGTAAGCCAAAAATCCCTCCCAGTGCCTCTATACGCCTCTCTAAGAGACTCTACTGTGGGTTTGGTACCCAGGTATGCACAACGAAATAGAGCTGCTTCTGACTTAGGAGAAAGGCTCATTTATTCAAAACCTGCTTTAATTCGCGAGCAATAGCCTCCGCAAATACCTTTGCTATGTATTCAATAGCAGAATATAAAGGGTCCGATTCCTCTTCATATTCTTCAGGATCTTCTAGGTCATCTATAGTATCATCGCTAGTTTCTTGCTCTGGTTCTTGTACTAACTCTTGTTCTGGGATTTCTGGGGCTTTAGAAACTGTAGCTCCTTCTACCGCAAGTAACGCTACAAGACCATTTGTAAAATCAAACGCTGGAGTGTTTAAATCTTTAGCTAGTACGAGTGCGTTGGAAGCCTCTGGATCTTCGTCGCTCCAAAACAAAAAGAAAGCCGAGGATGAGTTGGGTTTAACCCCTAGATCCTCGGAACCTGAACTTGCCGTGTACTGAACTTTCTTATCTTCAGCGTAAGATTTAAGCCAAAATTGCCCTTCGGACATAACTTTTTCGTAATGAAAATGGATATGCAATTCAGGGTTAGCATAGATGTAGTCGTCAATCAAGGCTTCAACGTTAGCCCTGCTCGTCTTTCCATTGCCAACCACGTAAATATGATCGTACATAATGTCTCCTGACGGTTAGGAGACTATACTACAACTATTTTTTAATGGCGCAAATTTATGATGGGAAAGTGACGGTTCCAGTACCAGCAGTAAAGGAATATACCCTGTAACCTGCGCGTGAAACCGTGCTAACTGTATGAGTCAACCCCCCACTTACAGTTAAAGCAGGGTAACTACTTGGGTACGCAAGAATAACTATTCCGCTACCACCATTACCGCCATAAGAGTTGTAGCCATTTGCAGAAGCTCCACCGCCACCGCCACCTTTACCATCTACACCTGTGCCGCCTTGTGTAGCGCCCCAAGAAGCTCCTGTACCACCGCCGTAATTAACGCCATTGTAAACAGGACTGGCTGCTGGGTTAGACCCTTGGTCTCCTTCGCCACCAACACCACCGCCGGCATAACCTATGGAAGTTCCAGTGATTGATGATAGGACACCAACACCTGGAAGGGCATAGTGTTGTCCAGCAGTGCCCGCGCCACCACCACCTCCGCCGTAGGAGTTACCGCTAATTCCACCACCAAATCCTTGATTAACTGTACCCGGAGAGCCACCATTTACGTCGTTATTTCCGCCGCCTCCGCCGCCGCCAGAACCACCGGAAGTTCCACTGCTCCTAGCTCCACCAGCTCCACCTCCTACAGTTGTTATAGTTGAGAAGATAGACCCCACTCCAGCACTTCCTGTGCCGTTTTGACCGAAACCTCCGGTACCAACTTGTATCGAATGTGTGGATCCAAATACTGCAGCAAATGCTGGTTCTGCAGATGCCCCACCACCAGAAGGTCCTGCGTTAGTTCTAAGACCACCAGCACCGCCGCCACCGCCAGCTACTTGCCAGTTAGCGTAAGGGAAACCACCTGCTCCACCACCGCCACCAGCTATAACTAGATACTCAGTTGGAACGGCTTGCGCGTTAGTTGTGATACTTGCCGAGGCTGAGTACGCAGAAGTTAATTGTCCGTTAGTTGCCCGTATCCGGTAATAATATTGAGTGCTGTAAGCCGTAGTTGTGTCCGTGTACGGAAGTGTTGCTGTAGTTGCAAGCACAGACCATGTAGTTCCATTTATAGATCTATCAATAGTCCATTGAGTTATAGTTGGGTTAGATATGTAACTGCTAACATTTACAACTATATTTGCTGTTACACCAGACACGGTAGACAAGCTAGGTGTTGTCATTGGAGTTGTAATAAAGTATGGAAGTACTGATGCGCTCTCAAGATAACTATTGTAAGAGCCGTTAAACGCACGAACTTGATACTTGTAGTAAACAGAATTAGTTACTGCAGTATCTACATAAGAAGTGTTGTTTCCAGAATTATAAATTGTGGTCCAAGCTGACCAAGTTGTATTGTTTGTAGAACTAGCTTTTTGCAGTTCGTAGATAGTAGGTAAAGGTGAAGCAACTGTTGGCCTTACCCATGAAACGGAAATGCTATTAGCTGTGCTTGCTGTAGCTGACGCTGTAATAGAAGTCATAGCGTACATAAGCCTTGGAACAGTTATTTGTGAAGTTACTGCAGGTAGTACTTTAAAAGAGTTAGACGCTACAAAACTGTACGTGTACACAGTGTCCGCAATTAATCCAGTAATAGTTGTAGACCCTGATCCAGGCATTGGAGACGGGGATGTAAGTGTAGTTGTGGTAGTACCAACAGTTTGAGTGATTATAAACCCAGCAATTGGGTTTGATCCACCCGTAGCGGACCAATTTAAAGCTACGCTAACGCTACCGTCTGTTGGGTACGGGTTATAAATATCTGCCTGAATGTTAGTTGTAATGTCTAGGAAATACGGAGAAACAGTAGCTGGTTCTGGGGTTGCATATTTTATTTCGTAAACCCCGGACATACTATTTGAAGCGTACGCTGTAACAGCGCTTGTGCCGGTACCAATTACAGGAGCTGTTCCGGTAGCAAAAACTGAACTGGAGCTAACAATAAATGAAGTTGCTGTAGGAATATTAACAATAGTTAACTTAGATATATTTGCTGAAGTCCCAGCTGTAATTCCTAATACACTTACATTTTGCCCCACTTCAAAATCATGCGGGTCTTGCGTCGTGTATTTAATCTGGTTATACCCAACAGATGTTGGAGTATAAGTAGCTGCTGTAACTACAGCGGTGGAAATACCTTTATTAATAGATTTAGGCATAATACAAACCATCTACAATCACATTATCAAGTTTACCTGTGTTGGATACCCTGTTTAAATAAAAATGACTTCTACATAAATCAGCGGTACCTCCAGTTTCCCACATAGAATCCCTATCAGAAGTATAATTTTGCCCATCAAAGTTACCATCAAAGTATGGTTCTAATGAAAATCCTTTTTCGAGTAAAATGCTATCTAAATAATGTATCTCACTAGAAGCACTTGAAACAACATGAATTTCAAGTTTTGCGTAAACAGCGTCATTTGGAACCCTTCCAGTAACTGAATGGCGTGTCCAAGCGGACGTACTATTTAAGACTTGAGTTCCAATTTCTTTTACGGTAATTGCAGACGGTGTAGTTGCCGCTTCATCTTGATACCAGTAAATTTCCGCATAACAAAGTCTAGCTACTGTTCCTGCTTTTGTGTAAAACGAAAGGGTGTAAAAACTATCTTCTAGGGCTGTTGAACTTTCCACCTTAAACGGGTATAAGTAATTTGTTATTACTCCGCTTACAATTTGTCCTGCATGTCCATAAACTGCCATTGGAGACGTGCTACTAGACGTCATTTTTAAAGACGAGTTACCGTAAATAGAAGTTGTAGCGGTAGATACTATTGCGCAATTAACTCCCGCGCTGGAACTTGCATTGGTAGAAGTTCCCCAAAAATTAGTAGAGGCCTCAAATGAAGGATTAGTAACCAGATTAATTCTATTTGGAAGTACGTCAATGATGGTTTTTCTAGCTTCTTCATACGGCGTGTTTGAAACCAATAATCCACTTGCAGTAGTGGCTGCTGCGGTCGCCGTAGCCGATATTGCAAACGTAACAGATGTGGGTGTATTAATAGAAACAATAGCTTGCTGTCCGTCGTAAGGAGCCCCTAAACCAGTTAGGTATATGTAATTTGCGCCGCTTGCTCCGTATCTAGTGGCGTATAACTTATGCTCAACACTTGTTGTTACTTTTGCGGTAGTACTTGTTGGAATTGCTTTTTCAACTACTGCTATTGGACTATTAAATTGAACTCCGTCAATAAACCAAGAGGCAGAACTGGATACAGTTGCAATAGTTAATTTAGGCTCAGCGTAGATTGCAGTTACAGGAGCTACTCCTTGCGCAACCACATCTCTCCATACTCCAACATTAACGTTAGCAGTGCTCACAGTACTACTATATGCAGCTCCGGTAGCCACAGATCCTACAGCGTTTCCTTGTCTGTCCCTAAAAGTTATTTCAGTGCTAACTGTACTAGTTGCAGTGCCGGATACCGCCGCGCCTGAATTATAAAATAAACTAAAAGAATATGGTTTTCCTTCTTGCACAGGCAACCAAGCGGATAAAGAACCAATTTTTTCACCAGCAGTTTGAGAAAAAGTAGCAGTTGATGCCGTAGACGTTACGGTAACACTTGTTGAAAGCGTTACTGTTTGAGTCCCTAAAGCATTATTAACTACGTTTGTTACATAAGTGCCATACGGAATTAATGGGTGAATGACGTTATCGTTCACAGCGGCTACGCCAGGAGCAATGTTAATTACAGTAGTTCCAGAAGCGGTTGTACTTAAAGAACTTACTTTAGGACCAATGACAAAAGATGCTGTTGTAGCTGTAGAGCCCCAAGATACTTTACCCATACCATTAACCATATTTGTTGAAACGCGGATAGTTGCGGTTGCTAGTGCAGTTGAAGGTGGAAAATTAACTCTAAAAGTATTTGTAGACAGAATGCTTGTAATAACAGTTCCTGGTCTAAAAACGCCAGTACCAGCTGTTACAGACACTGCTACGCCTGGTTTAAGGTCCGAGTTAAATACCCCAGTTACAGTTGTAGAAGAAGTAGAACAAGATGCCGCGGTTACTTGATCGTCTAAACGACCATACCCAGATTGCCCGTTTGAAAACGCAGCAATCACAGATCCACCTGCTACTTCATAAGGACCAGTAGATGTTATAGATGGTCTAGACCCAGTAGTTGAGGCAGGCGTCCAATATCCAGAATTTTCTGAAAACGAAGACGTATTATAATCCGTAAGTATGTTTGTGCCGTATAAAATATCAGTAGCGTATCCAGTGTAGGCTTCAATTAATGCTTGTAACCCTACAATAGAACCTGATTGTTTATAAATCTTTATAATGTTTGCAGCTAAAGTTCTTGCTTGAGATAGATTTGAAACGTCAATATATTTGACGCCAAATTCTTTTAACAAAAGTTTAAGTAATACTTCATCAGCAGAAGTAATGCTAGTACTGTAAAAAACACCAAAAGTTTCTGTTTTGTACAAATCTAATTGAAAAGCAAAAACTTTTAAAAAGTCTAATAAGTCATTTCCAGAAGTTGTTTGGCTACCTTTTATATAAAATTTAGGTAAATGGTTAGCCAATACTTCAGCTGTTCCGTAATTTTTTACAATAAACGACGAAGTTTCCGCAGCTTTTTTCCAAATGCGCCCTGTATTAATCTGGGTATCACTATACGAGTTGTAGTACTTAATAAATAACGAGTAATAAACTTTTGTTGGCGCAACAGCTTGTGCTTCTGTTGAAGCTGCAGTTAACCCAGGGTTAGTTGTTACCGCGGTAGAAAGGCCTAAAGTATCGTACAGATGATAACGACCAATTGATCCATATACATTTGGTTCGTTTGTTAAGCCAAACCCTAAAAGTTCATCAAATGAAACCGTAACTAAGTCATTAACTGAATAACTTAAACTGGTTGAAGTAGTTGAGACGGTAAAACTTGGAGTAGTAGACAGAATTGCAAGTTTTAAATCTTTTCCAATAGACGTGCCAATAGGTGTTGCGTCTAAAATACTACCGTTTAAACTAGCGTTTAAAGGATAAAGGCCAGCGTGTGAAGTAATAGCGCTCAGATTAGTTACAGCCGTTACCGTTCCGCTTGATACGGAATCAATTTTAAGAATAGCATTAGTGTTATAAATGGTTTTAATACTATCCCCATCATTAATATTTTGGGGGTATCCGGAATACTTTCGAACTACAACTGCTTCAGACCAAGCAACGTTAGTAGGTAAAGCGTCAATTGCAATATGCGTAACTCCATAATTATTTGGACTAGCAAACATATTTGTTGCAATAGAAGATTCAACTACTAACGAAGTCGGCATTAGCTAATACCACCCGTTGTAGATACGTTAATGTAAGTTTTTTCTAGTGTTGGAACCTCATCAAGATCGCAAGATAAATCTGTAACTCCAGTAACTAAACTAGGTGTTGTAGAAACTGAAGTTAATTTTTCATACCCATTGAGCGTAATGTACGAAACCCCATCTACCGAACGACATGCTGAGTGTATATCTCCAACAGACACTAAGTCATTAAAAATTACATTATCAAAATCAAATAAACTATATAATGCGCTAGTAACTTCTGCGGCTACCACAGATGCCGTGTATTGAGGCAACACGTTTACGGTTATATTTAAGTAAGGGTATGCCTTGCGGTAGTCTAAAACCGTTACGGTAGTATTTGGAGGCGTCTTATCAACAAAGTAGTTTTCAACAGATGTCTTTAAAGAGTTACTTAACACGCCTCCACCATTAGCAGCTACGTATAAAGTTATATTTGCGTAAGTAGATGCGGCAGCTATTGCTTTAGAAATACCATTGATCTGCACAGCTAATTGTGAGTAGTCTTTAAGAGACACTGCACGGTTTAACGTACGCAAAGCTAATGGGGCGTTTACACGAATAGAATTAGTAGACTCAGCGTCTTTACCTCCGCTAAACGCTGCAGCGTTTGTTACGGATACATCATAAATTGGAACGCCGTCTGGGTCAGTTATAACGCGTGTAAGAGTTCCCGCAGTTATATTTCCCAAACTTCCGGCAGTGTCTGTGTAACGATACGATACTTTAATGACCGCACCAGTAGGTGGGATACGTCCCGAAGTACCATCACCAAACTCAATTACACTAAACCCTGACCCAGTTGTACGTATAGAAAACACAGGGGATTGAGCGCCGTAGTCAATAACGTATGGAACTTTTGTATAAACAATGTTATTAACTTTTACAGTAACTGTCCCACCGGTAATAACGCCCGTATTAGCTAACTGAAATGTTTGATACGGAAGACCATTTGAAACGCCTAGAAGTTCATCTGTAACAATTTTACCTTGAGTAACAGCCCCACTAGCAGTTGATGGAGTAGTTCCAACTATGCTTGCTATGGTAACGTCACTATCTAAAGAGAATATGATTTGGTTTCCCGTGCCATCTGGCTCTGTTGAGAACGTAGTTCCAGATTTTACAGTAACGGCTGAAGTTGCTCGGTTTGAAAGTGTTATTGCGCCTGTAGCCGGGTTAATATCATTTGGAGTGTAGTTTAATAAATTAGCTAAACGTAGTACTGTGTCTCTTTGTGTAGACGTTGAAATAAACGACTCGTTAGCGGCGCGGTCAATACTATAGTTAAGTAGATCACCCATATAAGAAAATAATTCAATAAGAACAATTCCAAAATCGCTAGAATCTCGGGATGTCCATTGCGGGGCAAAATTAGCTATAAGAGCTTTCATGTCGCTGCTTATAGACAAAAAGTCCCTAGAGGTGTAGTCCACCTGTGGTACGTACAGGTTATCAGCCATTATAGAACCTCAATTATTTCGCCAGCTGCGGTTAGGGATGCTGTAGTAATTTTAACAGAATCTTGTTGCCCAGACGGTATTTGGTAGATAATAGTTAAAGTGATTGATCCAGAAGAATCGTCCTTAGAAATAGCTACGTCTTTTAAGGACAACTCTGGAGCCCATTTAACAAAGATCTCTTCTATTGCAGCCCGAGCTTCAATTACTGCCGCTGAGCTACTTTCAAACAACAAGTTTTCAATATTTGTACCAAAATAATGGTACCAGATGCGCTCATTAGTTCCTACTGATAGTAGTGATACCACTTTATTTTTCCAAGCTTTGTGGTCGGAATCTGGGATAATTCCTACTTTTCCATTTCTTGATAGATTAAACGGTAAATCTATTAAATAAGTACTAGACGAAGTGAGTGATGTTAAACCATACGCCATTTAAAACGCTCCTAACCATAGAGGAAAATTAGGGTCTCCACCCTCAAACATTACCCAAACACCCGCACCAGGGTCTGGCACAAATAACGTAGCTGTTACTGCTGGATGTATACCCCAAGCCCAATTTGTAACGGCATTACCTAAAATCTGTGGAACTTGCATGCGAATTCTACTTTTATTTTCTGGGTCAGTAGTATCAACTACCACTCCACGGTAAACGCCATAAAACCGTTTATCCCAAGATTCTGTAAAAAATGGATCAGAGTACACCTATCTTCTCCAATCTAGATATTACGTAGGAGGTTCTTTCAGAAGAAGCCACTGCTACGTTTGTTCCGCCAGAATTTTTTCCATCTGAAACCCATATATTAGTTTGAGGATCAAGCAAAGATGACTCGTTAATGATTTCGTTTCTTTGCCCAGGAGTTATAGTTCTTACTTGAGTAACATCGGGAGCAGATACTAAATTTCCATCAGACCATGCGTTAGCTGCACCAAGAGAATCTGAGCCAATGTTAAGCACGGTTGTATACCGTAAAATATTTTGAGATTCTTCTACGATTTTATGCTGGGCAGATAAAACTATCCAATATCCGGAGTACTCAGGCCCAATCCCAGACAAGTAAACAGGTTTGTCGGGGGAAATATCTGCCGTACCAACAATTTCTACTTGAGCGCGGTATGGAAATCTATTTCTTTGGTCGATAGCGTACGCTTCATACGCGGCTGCATCGGCTCCTGGGGCAGTGACGTTTGTAGCAAAACTATCAAAGTACTCAGTTATATAAGTTTCTCTTGTTACATTTGGTCGAGCTGTATTCACTACAATACTTATATTGTTTGTTCTAGGGTCTACTCCACCAATTTGTGCGTTAGATTTATACGCGTCTACGTATTTTGTGCTTTCTCCAAGTAATAGCTTAAACGAGTACATAGTTGAACCTCGCGGATCGTTAGATTCTCGCATAACAAAACTTGGAGCGGAAGACCTAACTCTTGTGTACTCCGCCGTTAAAGGTTCAAAAAATACAGAAGTGTTTTGAATGCGAAGGGTGTACCCGGATTGTTTTGCTAATTTAGTCATAAGCTCTAAATCAGTATGCCCAGCTTGAACGATCTGTGAATACACGCGAGGATGGTCTTGAATATTATTTGTAGACCAGCTGTTAGATCTAACAATTTGTTTTACAACTTCGGACGCAGTAGTGTCGTAGTAAACCCGCTGGCGTGCTTGCTTTAGTTGGTAAGACGCGCCAATTAAAGTCAATTCAACAAACTGTTTACCTGGGCTAATGTCCGGTTTTATATCATGAATGTAGCCAACAAATTCTCGCGTGCTATCTTTTCCGCGAATAACGCATTTAACTGGGTCTGTTGGTTTTATGTAGTTGTACCTGACATCCCAGTCTCTAAATTTAACTACAACTAGTTCATGCGCGTAACGTTCTTGGTTTAGATAAAAATAAGATAACCGCTTAGGAGGGTTTTCAGAAAGCGGAAATTCAATGGAAACATAGTTATACACGCGGAATCCTAATTATGGTTCCCGCTGGGATACTAAAAAAATCTACAAGTTCAGGATTGTATTCAAGAATAGTCCACCAAAGATCTGGACGCCTAAAGTATCTTTGGGACAACGCGTGCAAAGTTTCACCAGGGTTATACACATGAGTAAAGAACGCTATTGAGTCTAAAGAGTCAAAAGAATAAAATACAACAGGGGTTGCCGATCCGTATTCTTCTTTAGTAAAGTAATCAACAACGGAATTTTTGTAACGAGACCCAGAAAAAATAGTCATTATCTACTCGACAATCCTGCAGTTGCCATAAGGTTAAACTGCAATGTAACGTCAGTACGAATTGGAACCATGCCCTTAGAAAAAGCCATATGATTAACTGTCATATTATTTACGTACCCAAGGTAACTAAGGGGGCCAATGTCAATACGAAGCAAGGTAGGCATTAAGAAACCAATATCTGAGGTATCTTTTCCAGTAGCTCTATTAGACCAACCTGGACCGTTTATAGCTTTGTACAAGTATTCTAAATCGGCAATAGTTCCGTATTTTTGAAGCTCTAAGATTTTTTCGCCTACATTTTGTCCAAGATCCCCAGCCGAAGAACTAAAACTATCAAATCCTTGGCTGTTAAAACCTTCAGCTCCTGAATAATATTGCGAGTACGAATTTGCGTATCTCGCGTATACGTCACTTCCGTCAGGCTCAGTTCCTCTAGGAAGGGACTTAATGCACGCAAAATCATTTGTTCTATCAAGTCTTAGTGACACGCTTAAGTACTCACCACTAGGAAAAGCTCCAACAACATCTACAAATTTATCTGCAAAGGATGGAGTAATGTCCATATTGACAGACACCGAAGTAGAAAAATTTTCTGGGTTCCACAGAAATTGAAACCCGTAGCGAGGGTCTTTAGCGTGAGACCCGTTACCGGTATTGTACGTACTAGTATCTATATACGTATTATCAACTCTAGAGTACCAATAGATACGCCCACGACGGTACTTAGGGGAAGACCCCAAAGTAAACGCTTGTGAGTTTACAGTTAAAGAATCATCAGAAGGTTCTATCGGAAGACTCCACTTATGTGGGGGTAAATTCCAACGGTACCCGTACAAACCAATGCCTGTACTAGAACCAACATTGTTGTTACCACTATTTTGAGGGGAGTCCGGAGATAAACCAGAAGTTGTGTCAATGTTATAATTAGTATTTGAAGGTGGCGGCTCAGAAACGCTTTGAGTAACTTTGCTTGTAATGGTAGACCCGCCACTACCACTTCCAGTTGTCTTGCTTTGTACAGCAGCTTTAGCGGCTTTAACGTATGCTGCGTCTTCTTTACGCGTATCAATTAAAGCGGCTTGTTGAGCGGTAAGAACTACTGCGCGTGTAGTGCGTGATTCCCTTACATTTGCAGCAGTGGGCACTATATAAAGCGGAGCTGGTTTAACGGCGCCACTGTTTCTATTAGGAGGAACTCTACCCATGCTTAACTCCTTGCCGCATTAATCATAGAAGTTGTAACTTGATTAGCAAACGCCCATGGATCAGAGCCAGTAGGGGCGGTAACATTAATAGTTATAGCGCCTGTGTAAACAGGTGCAGTAGAAACTGGTAGGGCTCCATAATTTTGATTGTTTGTGCCAGGGCTATAGTTAGGATCCATATTATAACCAGCTGCACCGGCCCCAACAATAAGCGAACCAGCAGTAGCAGCGCCCAGTGCTTTTGACAGGGGTCCGGCTTTTGGAAAAAATGAGCTACCTGCCCCAACAATACTGTCAGTTAATAGTGCGCCGGCTCCGCCACGAAGGCCGCCAAAGGTATCAATACCAACCATTGCGGCTTGAGCACCTTTAAGTAGTCCACTTCCCCCTTTCCCTAAATACTTGTCTAATAATGAGTTATCGTTAAGGTCGCCGCCAGCAAGTTTAGCTAATCCGCCGTACAACCCTGAGGCAAACTTGTTAGCTCCTATGAAGCCCTCATTAGTTGCGCGAGACCACTGTTGTAACATGTCTTGTTCGCTGATGTTACGCTTAGCAAGACTTACAACAGGTGCAGATAGACCACCTGTACGAAGCATTCCTTCCCGAGATCCAGATGTACGAAGAGACGCTCCACCGGAGTTAGCCATTTGAATAAGGCCTGCTAAAACTGTTTGTCTTAGTGCGGCATCATTACCAAAATACTGGTTAAGAATACTGTCAAGCGCGTTACCCGACATAGCGGAAACGGCAATTGACTGCGCGGTAACATTTCCAGTGCCAGCAGATTGCTCTAACATTTTAAAAACTTGACCAATAACGTCTGGAAGATCATTCATTTGGCCTTGACCGTTACGGACGTTAACGCCGATCATGCGAAGCATGTTTACATTACGAGCCGTATTGAGACCAGCCATAGCGGACATACCACCTTGAAGGCCAAGTCCTGGGGTTAAGTTAGACGCAAGTGCGGCGCCCCCAAGCACACCTCCAAATGTTCCCGTAGCGCCGTAGTTGTTTAACCCTGGAAGCAATCCTTGTCCCGCGCCTTGATTGGCAGCAGCGGCTGCATCAATTGCGCTTGTAGGAGTACCTAGGTTAGCAGCTGCGTTCTGTACGTTAAATGCCCCACCAATATTTCGCATAGATCCGCTTTGTCCGTAAAAACGAAGTCTATTAGCTAAAGCATCAAGATTCATGGCCTCTTGTGTAGATGGAAGCATACCCGATACTGCACCCAAAGCTTGTATACCACTTCCAAAAAGTTGTTGTCGGCGGCTTCTAGTATTAGGGTCTTTAAAGTCAGGAATTCCCCCAACATCTAAAATATTACCCGAGCCACCGCCGCCACTAACGTTGCCTGCGTTACCCGTGGTTGAGCTAGATTGATTAGCACCAGTAGAACTACCAGCACCGCCGCCACCACCACGAATATTGCCGCCTATAAGCTTTGCTTTAGCAGCAATACTTGTAAACAAACCATCGGTAGTCTGCAGTTTTTTGTTTAAATCATCTACTGCATCTGAAGCATCAGACATTAGCTATACCTCGTTGACCTTTCAAGCCAGTTAATTCTTTCTCGCATGGAGAGTGAGCGCACGTCGCTCAGAGGCCAGTTAAATGCTCGAATTAGTACTTCGTATTGGTCCATTAAATTTGTGTATGCTTCGTCGCTATATACGAAACAAATCGGCTAGGCTAAATGAAACTGGAATATCGGTTCCACATGCCTCGCAAGCCTTTGATACCTCCCCGAGGCGTGGCCCAGGGCTACGATCGTAAACCTCTGAAACCAGTTTTTCACGGTCAAGTATGCCTAGGGATAAAGCGGTTGTGCGACCCATAGATGGAGATCCATTTACGGACACAATACATCCAGACAAGATGATAGTAATAAGCTCAGCAGTTACTTTATCGGAAGCTTCCATAAGCTTCTTTTGTGTAATTCCATTAGGAATACACATAACAACTTCTCCGGCCTTGGTAGACATTTCAAAGGTGCGATCAGCAATTGGGTTGTCCAGTTCTTTAACCTTGACATCAGTTTCTAAGTTAATGTCTAAAACTTGTTGTTTTCCACAAGATCTACAGATGGTTGGCACATGAACTTCTTTACCAAAAGTAGCAATCCTAATACTTAACAAAATTGCGTCTCTGTCGCCAGCAAGTAACTCGTCTAAGTCTGAAGACTTAACTGGGTTACCGCCTAAGCTAACTAACCCTCGGTTCAGAACCGCGTTAATTGATCCTGATACAGAGCCGGTTTTGGCAATAAATTCTTCGTCCGCCCCGTTTAGTTCTCGAATTTCGGCGTATTTTACTAATAATCCGTCTTTGCTAATAAACCCACCCGGAAGAGAAACCTCGTTTATTGGAGGCGAAGTTGTGGTAATCTCCTTTTCAGAAGACTCCCCCATATTCTCAAACTGGTTTCCAAGTTGGGTTATTAATGATGGATCAGTAACAATATTTGACATCTTATGCTCCTTATTTTAGTTTATTATAGCAGCTGGCCTGGGTTATTATTTGGGTCTCTGGCTGTGCCGTCATCGTTTACAAATGCTACTGAAAGTCCTTCGTGAATTAATGTTATTGTTTCAAAAAGGATTTGGTTTTCAGCGGCATTTAAATCGTCGTAAGCTAGCGCAGCAATCCATGCATTACGAAGAATGAAGGACATACGTTGGTCATTACGAATACCGTCAGCATTTGGGTGATCCATTACTGAGATCTTTACATTGCATCGGAACTGCGAAGGGCGGTTTACGTTATCCAGGTTTAATCCCTCACCTGAAGCAACAGCGTTTAAACCTCGCATCCAAGTAATTGCTTGATCGTTTCCATACAGAACGCCTCGTGTAAAGGTTACCGGTCCAAAAGAAACCATTCCAGGAATCTGGTGAATAGTAGTATTGTAGCCACCTTCACGGTAAGGGATAGCCGCAGTAGTTACTGCAAGACCAGTTACTGAGCTAAATCCTCCTGTAAATCCACCAGCCGTATTAGTTGTAATTCGGCTATCAAACGCGCTTGTAGTGTCTACTGGTAAAAACTCGGCTTTAAACCGAAACTTGCGTAACGGGTCAGTTAAAATTGTTCCGCGGTCTTCAATTGTTCTAATTGGCATTATTTTCTATCTCCTTAGACAGAGGTGGTTACGGTAGCGCCACCATCGAGCTGACCGATACGAATGATTACGAATTCAGCTGGCTTTTGCAAAGCAACACCAACTTCAATATGTAGTTCACCAGCGTTAATTGAGTTAACGGTATTAATAGATGAATCACATTTAACATAGAATGCTTGGCTAGCAGTAGATCCCGCAAGACCCCCACGACGCCAGAAATCATTCAAGAAACTACTAACTACGCCATTAACAACAACCCATAGGTTGGAGTCATTTGGCTCAAACACTGCAAAAGCTGTAATGTTCTTTAAGTTAGACCCTAAATAATTAAGAGTACGACGAACTGGTACATACTTATCTGCAGTGGAACTGCTTAGAGTGCGAGCGCCCATTACACAAATACCTGAACCTGGAACAAATCTAATAATGTTTAAGTTTGTAGGGTTATTAGAAATTAAATTAAATTCCGTGTTACTTACTGACGGGACAGACACAGCAGTTCTAACGATAGATGCGGAACCTGCGGGAGCCTTGAAGACCCCGCGAGAGTTATCCGTTTCCGAATAGACCGCAGCAATAGCACCTCCGGGAGCAATGCTTCTTGTTCCGCCTGTTGTTGAAGCTGGATCAGCAATAACAATGTACGGGTAGTAAGCTGCGCCAAAGTTTCTATTACTTGCGTAAGAGCCTATGCCTATATTAGTTGTTGTCCCTAAAACGGTGCTTACAGACTCATTAGCCGCGTCAATAATTACAAAAGAATCACCGCGTCCAGCTGCGTATGCTAAAGCCGCGTTAATAGTGGTTGTATTAGAATTACCTGCCCAGTTAATTAGAAGAGGAGCAGTAACTGAATCAAGTTGCGAAAGAGTAGTGGATGCAGAATTTTGAGCAGTTCCGTCAATTCCAATAACTACCGAATAAGTAATATTTGATTCGCTAGCAACACCTACGCGTATTTCCCCAGGTGAAGTCTGCGAAAAACTACTTACATTCCAGTTAAACGAGTAGCTAGCAGCCGAGTTAACGTTGTAAGAAGTGGCCCCACCCCAACTACCTGTGAATGCGGGTAGACGACGAGCTCCGGTAGCGGATGAGACTAAATCTGTTAATTCAATCCAAGTTGACGACACTACCGCAGGAGCATACCGAGCGCTAGTTGGGTCCATGTTTAAGTAAGTAAATCGTTCAATAAGATCTGCAGCAGTAATTTCCGTAGAAGATGTTGCGGAAATATCAAAATACACTTCTAGGTCAAAGTGATCTGCTAATGCGTTAGGTGTAACGCTTACCCATAAGCTATTCCCCCACGAACCAGCCTGTTTAGCTGCTACACGTAAAGTAGTTTTTGAGCTTGGAGCGCCGCCTGTTACAGTTACAGATGCTGTAGTAGCAGTTGTTGTAGATGCAATAGCCGACCCAGTATCTGCAATAATTTTAAGCGAAGTATTAGTAGCGCTGTCTACTACCCAGTTATTAGTATTAAGGAAGCTGTAATTTCCAGCGGGAACACCCGCAAAAGATACTGTAGAGCCCGGTACAAACGTAGCAAATGGAGTACCAGCAGTAGCGGTAATAGATAGAACTTTAGTAGCGTAGTCTGTAGTGCCGTTTAAAGTAAGAGCGCCAGTAACTACTGTTTGAGCATTTTGATCGCGAAGATCAACAGACGCTTTAATCGCACCATTATTAATATCTCGAACAATGTATGCTTGTGAGCCACCGTTGTCAAAAAACGTTTTTACAGCGTATTTAAGGTCAGAGTCAGGAGCCGCAGATAAAGTAGCGTTACTAAGGGCAACGGTTGGGACTTTATCTACAACAAACACAGTTGCACTTGTTACAGAAATAACTTTAGTATCAGACTGTAAGGTTCCAGTGCCAGTAACTACAGTAACTACAGAACCAATCTGTAGTTTATCTGTTGAAGCGCAAGTTATAGTTGCAGAAGAACTTACTGCGTTGCTAAGTATAGTGTTAGGTGTGCCACTAAAAGTATTAGTGTTTGCACCATAACTAAACAAGTTAACAAACTCGTTCCAGTTAGTAAGTAAAGTAGGTACGCCAACAACATTACCGTTTGAAGTTGTTGTTGGGCCGCGGTCAGAAAATCCAATAAAAGCCGCTACAGATTCAGAAGTTACTGAAAATATAGGGACATTTGGCGTTAGTGTTTCTTCGATGTAAACACCAGGCTTATTGTATGTAGCCATTCTATCTCCTTAAATAGGTGTTAATAAATAGTTAAACGATTAGTTTGTCCGCAGGAACCGAAATGGTCCATGGGATGATTGCGCCGTCGTTATTGACATTAACGCTGCTGACTTGTGTCAGAGCGCTAACTGCGGTAATAGGTGTCATTTCACTTACTACACGCACTGTGTAAACATTTCTCATAAGGCGTTTATTTCCGTTTTCGCCCTCTGACCTGTCTAACTTCACAAACTCCTGTAGGAACATGTGACGTTGTGCTGTGCTAGTACCTAAATCATTAGGTACAGCTAAATACCCGCGCATAGCGGGAAACTTACTCATTAATTGAAAAGCCAAAGCCCTGTCGTGTCGAGGATGACGCGAGTAGGATGAGACCTGGTATATCAAGTCATACGCAATTGGAACCTCGTAGGAGTGCAACTTGGTAGATTGCGTCGCTACAGTACCTTGACGGTCTGAATCGTAATAGATTCCTGACTGTTGCCGGTCTAAAGCGTGCTGGATATCAATTAATTCTATGATAATAAACGGGTAGTTTTGTGTTCTAATTTCTACATCAGGGTAGCCAAACCATACGCTTACTGGGCGGGTTGGGTTTTTTTCGTCAGAAACTGTAATCCCGCTAAGATGGCTTTTTAAAGCTGCGTCTTCCGCTAAAATAAATGTCATTTTTTAAACATTTCAGGTGCGTCTTTGACAAGGACCTCCAGGGCAGCTATGTTAGCTGCTTCTGTAATATGTTTTTGGAAACCTGGCTTAAACTTACGCATGGCTGCCTTAGCTGGGTTATTAAGGCTTCCGTACTCAGTGTCCGCAACGCGGTCTGTAAGGGTTGTGGGAATGTTCATTTTTAGAGGCCCAACGCTAATTGCGTTGCTAAGCTCTTCGTCCCAGCCGCTGCTATCAGCCATATCTTTAAATTGGCTGGTCATCTGAGAGGTTTTGTCAGAAAGATTTTGTTTAAATAAGTTTTTAAAGTCAGTCACACTAGCCCCTGTGAAGAAGCGTCGCAGCTAAAAAACCTACCCAAGTACTATACGAAAGCTCGTTGCCATGGATTGCTCCATGATAAAACTCACTGTTATCCGCGTGGGAAACACGTTGAGACATTACATTCTCCTTGGGGGAGCTGGGCACTAATTCGCAAGGGTAGATCAGTTCCTGCAGTGGAACTAATACAATGGTAAATGAAAAAGGGCCCTTTTGGGGCCCTTAGTCAAATTAGTTTTACGAACTTAATGTGTTTACGTAAGAGGATAGAACAATACAAGAGAATGTAATAGCAGGTGTAGTTGATGCCATTGCATAAATAGCATCCCCACTATTTGCCCAGAATTGAATAACATTTGCTGGGCTAGTAGCCGCAGTTCCAACAACAGCTGGAATCTTAAGTCCGCCATCAGCGCTACCAATAGCAGCTAGGCTGCTATCTCCAATAGTAATAGCCGCGCTAGTATCGCGGTTTTGTACAGTAATGTACGCTGGGGTAGCCCCCCTAGGAACTGTATAGAGAAGCGTTGGGGTAGTTGCTACCGATACGCTAACGTGGTCAAGAGCCATTACTTCTTACCCTTTTTTTGTAAGAAAGCTGGTTTTTTATCATCCTTCTTAGGATCAGCTTTCTTAGTTGAGCATGAGCACTTTGCTTTACCGCAAGTCTTGCACTTAGTTGCTGGACAAGTGCATTTTGCTTTACCGCATTTTTTACACATTATTTCTTACCAGATTTCTTTGTAGTAGTTTTCTTAGCAAATTTCTTATTAGCAGCGGAAAGAGTCTTCTGCCCGTGCTTGTTCTTTGGGGCTCCACAGCCGCATGTTGCGCACATTATTTCTTTTTCTTTCGCAACGCGGCTAAATCAGAAGCCTCAATCTTATTTGGGTTTCCAGCTTTTCCAGCAATTTTACTTTGCTTTGGGGATAGCTTCTTTGCAGCGCCCTTGCCCTTGCCGTATCCAACTTGACCTTTTTTCATTCCACATCCGCATAATGCGCACATAACAACTCCTTTGTTTTTAGTGTGTTGTTTGAACAAGCTAGCTTATAAGCTATGCTAATCCAAGTGTTGTAACAGTTCCTGAAGAGCCTCTGTACTTCAGAGCTCCTGCTTCTACGTAAAGAATACCACCACCAGCTAAATTAACGCTAGGTGCTGTTGCATTTGTAAGACTCACGGTTCCGGTAAAAGTAGGGGTTGCGCTAGGGGCTTTAGTATCTATCTGTGTTTGAATAGCAGAGGTAACCCCGTCAACATAAGCAAGTTCAGTAGAGGTTACGTTACCTATTGAAGTCGTAGACGGAAGAACAACTGTGCCAGTAAAAGTAGGTGAGGCTTTAGCTGCGTACGTGGACGCCGCTGTTGTAGTTTCTAATTTGTTAGTATCTAAAGCAGTAAGTGCAGTGTTTAGGGTAGTACCCCATCCGCTAGCGCCAAGCGCTGGGTTAGTAATTGCCATAATTAGCCTCCATAAATTCCGTAGCCATATGTACCTTCTCCATATAAAGTTATAGCTGACGCATAATCTTGAAATTGAGAGTCATTAACCATTTCTTCAGGCATAATCTGACGACAATCCAGAGAAACCACGGTAAACTTCTCTAATACAATACCACGTAGCTGTGACAAAAGTGGTCGGTATACCTGACCTTGCCAAACAATGCGGTCACGATTTAGCGGGTCTGGGTTGGTAAACAGAGTAGGTAATGCCCTAGAAAGCTCTTCTTTATCAATGGTGATGTGCAAAGAGTCAGCGTTGTAGAAACCTTCACGGCTGTGCTCTACGGTACCGTGTTTAATAACAGATCTAATAACAGGTACAAGAATTGGGGAATACCATTGTCGGCCTACGCCATCACTACTGCCAACGTCATAAATTGGGTCTACTACAGTAGTTGCTGAGTCAAATTGATACCACAGAACTTCAGAACCTACGGGATTAGTTAAGTCCTTACTAATAGCATCGTGAATTTGGGAATGCTCAAAATCGGTGTCAAACCTACCGCCCGGGGTATAGGGCTTACTCATGAACTAAATTTATCTGCGTTAATTCGAGCCGAGGTTAAGCACTCCCAGTAGTCTGCGTGATTTTTGGTTTTACACCATACACTGCAATTTTCTCCAGCCATGTTAGGCCTCTCGGTAGTAATCAAGATTATTTTTAAGCCGTTCATCATTAGGAGACAGCGCTAAAGCTTTTTCTCCGTATTCAAAAGCTAAATCAAGTTTACCTAAATGATAAGCCGAAATAGCGGCTAAGTCATACGGTTTACCTCCCCAAGCTTCAGCCTCGCACATGTAGTCCAACGGTTTTTCTTCAATAGCTAACGCTGCTTTAGCTTGTTCTAAACAAGACTCCCAATTAGAAATCTCGTAGTAGTATTGGGCTAAGTCCACTAAACTCTCACGTCGGTAAGACTCTTTAAGTGATTGTTTAAGCCAAACTTCTTTAGACTCTGGCTCACATTCGGCTAGAAGTCGCATGGCTCCGCCACGCTCTACATTCCAACAAGCCGTAGGGAGAGCAAGATACCTTTTTAGTTGTACCGTAGCTTCTTCAAACTTTTTATAAAAGTACAATTCTCTTCCGTAATAAAAGGCATTACGGTCATTATGTGGGTCTTCTTGAACTGAAACAGCCAACAACGGAAGGTACTCTGAACGGCTTTTTGTTGAATCAGGGTGGTGGTGAATCTCTAAGCCGTTCCAATGCTCAACTTGTTCTATGCGATCACAAAGCATTACCTCATGTACGGGGTGTTTCCACCTATACCCGTGACGAGAGTGGATCTTATCCCCACCGTATTGTAGACCTGGGGTACCGTCAGGATTCCAACTCCAAGTGTATTTATACCTAGGGCGGGTAGCTTTTGCTTCAAATGATTTTTCTAGCTCTGCTCGCCAACCTGGAAGTAAAATTTCGTCAAGGTCTAAAGCTATGCAGTAATCAATATTGTCTGGTATATAGGCAAGAGAAGCGTTACGAGCATCGTCAAAACGCCAAGGTTTTATAGAGATAGTGGGTACATTTATACCAAGACTTTTAGCAAGTTTTACGGTTTTATCAGTAGAACCAGTATCGGCGATAAGTAAATAATCAGCGTCTTTAGCTGATTCATACCAGCGCTCTACAAACTGCTCTTCGTTAAGGGCAATGGCATAAACAGCAATTTTCATAACGCTAGCTTACTTTAAGCTGGATTACAGTTCTTCTATTACGGGTGCTACGAATACGTCGTTGGCTTCATCGTAAGAGTAACCAATTCCAGCATAGACACCGCGGATATTTCCATTGTAGGAAGTGCGAACACACTTCTGCCCACGGAAGTTTCCGTACCATTCTTCTGGGGTTAAACCCTCAATTAATTCAGTTTCGTCAATGCCAGTAATAACCTCAGTTACTGTGTTGTTACTGTCTAAAAATGCGTAATGTGCCATTATATATTAGTGTTACCTTTCTTGTTCTACAAGCCATTAGAACTCAATCACAGTAATGTTTGAAATTGCCCTAAAATTGGCCGCATTATCAGTATCAGTGGCGCTCCTGTTAATTGCTATTGTTCCCGCGGCGTTTTGATAGCATTGTATTTTGTATGTTATGGCTGAAGTTGTTGCTGGACTGTCTAAAAATAGCAATGGAATAGTAGCGTGCGTTGCCGTGCCAGTTGCACCACTATTTAAATATCTACCGCTGGTTACAGATGTTCGTGACCCAGCAGTATCACCAATGCCTATTGGTGTTGCGCCTCGCATAAGCCGTAACGCCACAAGAACATCGGCACTTGCACCTACATCAACATTAGCCATAATAAGTATATTTTTTGCACTTGTACTTGGGGTAATGGTTACTGATAATCCAGTAATGTCTGTCCAAGTTGCATTGGCGGTAGTCGTAAAAGTATCAGATTTTGTGGTGCTTAAAGAACGTGGTAGGGCAGTGTTCATCTGCGCTGTGGTGGAGTATGCAGTCAGGTCTGTCTGCGCTGAGGCAAGTTCTACAAACTCTGTACCAGTCCAGACTCTAGCCTTTTTAGCCAATTAAGGCACCTACTTCATCTTCAGTTAGTCCTAGCTCAGCTAGTTTTGCTAGCGCTGAGACACGAGCAGCAGCCTTGGCATCTTGTTCTGCCTGTCGTGCTACTGCTTCTGCTTGCATGACTTCACGGTCAGCAATCTCTTGCGCTGTGAATGGTCGTTCGTATGACTCGCCTGTAGCGGCATCAACGATTAGTGCTTTTAGTTCTTCCATGATTATTTCCTTACTTCTTGTATCCGTAGACGGAGATGGTTCCAGTAATGTTATTTGCGGAAGGATAAAAAGTTAAACCATCAAAAGGTGTTGCTGTTGTGTTGTAACCTGATACTTGTATACCAAATCCGTCTCTCGTTGACCGAATAAAAAAACTTTTAAGAGCAGAATTAAACGGATTATATAATTCAATCTCAATACTGTGTTTATTTGTTACTGACGGAGCACCCACATATATTTCCGAGTCACCTGCGCTATTTGACGAAACTGCGGCAGTAGTAGTAGCCGTTGTAGTTGTGTCAGTTCCACCAAAATGGTAAGTGGTAGTGGATAAATCTGCACCAGAAGCACGCAATCTAACAAAAGCATTTTGAGAAGAAGTTGAAATATTAACATTGCTATAAATAATTTTGTAATTATCATAGGTTGCATTAAACACATTATTTATTGAAACACTTGAAACTGCGCTAAAAGTAGTTGTGTTCAACAACACCAATCCACCCTGACTGGCTACATCTCTCGCTCTTGTCATACCAATCTCCTACTTGTATCCATAGACTTTGATGGTTCCGCCAGTTAAAGTTCCGCTTACTGTCGATAATGTAAAAGCCGTATATGAAGTTGTATTATCTAAATAACCTGACAACATGCCAGCAGCACCACCGGATACGTTTACATAAAGTGCATTGAAAAAAGTTTTTGCAGTTAAAAAAGGACTAATTAAATCAAAAGAACTTGAAACATTTGCAGTATTGCTATTTCCTACTGTATTAAAAAAAGCAGCGTTTGCAGCGGCATTTTGAGTTGAGTATGTTCCACCTGAAAACAATGATGCAACCGTTGTGTAATAATAACCAGTTGCAGTTGAACCTAAAGTCATGTTAATAACTGTTGATGCTGAAGGTACTGTATTAGCAATAACGACTTTGTAAGCATCATATGTTGCACTAAACGCATTAGATACAGTTACGGAACTTACGGCAGTACCAACGGTAGCGCTAGCAACCAACACCAACCCAGTTGTACTTACTGGACTCTTGGCATCAAGTAGTGAACTAATCTGTGACTGTGTGTAAGTATCACCAACGCTGTAGGCAATGATGGACTCAACCATTACTACATCACTGGCGACTAGCGCTGTTAATCCTGTAACAGTTGTGCCAGTTGTAGCTGTGTAATCTGATCCACGAACCTGTAAGACACCGTTAATGAATACGCTTTCGTATCCTGGTGTGTACTTCAGCGCTAGAGAATTGTTGTCAGTACCACTTAAAGTAGTTTCTCCACCAGACATTGTTTTAGTCCAGCGATAGTAAAGAGTTGAATCAACACTAAGTACATCTTCATCGCTATCAATCCAGATGTCACCGGTAGCTGGGGAACTTGGTTGACTCGCTTGGTACTTAAATGGAGATACAACGGCAGCTTGGCCGATCTCAACCCATTCGTTTGCAGCAGCATCCCATACATAACCTGGTCTAGTTGTCATGCAAAACTCACTGTTCCTGTTCCTGCTGTGAAGGTTGTTACCTTAAATCCACCTGACGCTGCAGGTGTAGTAGCAGTTAGTCCTGCTGGAACGGTAATCGTGTTTAAATCTGAATATTTAAGAATTATAACACCTGAGCCACCTGCACCGCTACTATAAGGAGAAATAGCACCAGCACCACCACCGCCACCAGTATTTGCAGTACCAGCAGTTGCGTTGCCATTATTGTTACCACCTCCACCGCCACCAGAACCACCTGCGCCAGAAGAGCCATCACCATCGGTGCCGCCACCGCCACCTGCGCGTGTAACAGAACTTCCTGTAATTGATGATGCTAGACCTGCGCCACCTGCGCCACCTACACTTCCAGTTCCAGCGTTACCAACAGCACCAGCACCACCGCCGCCACCGCCAGAGAACGTACCGCTTGGTCCAACACTCCCACCAGCAAAACCTTGTCCTGCTGGAGATGCTGTTCCAGCAGTCGAACCATCACGACCACTAGCACCACCACCAGAACCACCAGCATTACCGTTATTTACTGCATTTGCACTAGCCGTGTAAGCACCACCACCGCCACCACCTGCGGCTGTAATGTTAGAAAAAACAGAATCATTTCCGTTAGTTCCTCTATTTGGATAAGTAGCGGCAGTACCACCAGCACCAACAGTAACGGCAACATCATTTGAAGTTGAAATAATTGTAGTTGTACCAGTTAAATAGCCACCTGCGCCACCACCGCCACCGTTGTAAGAACCACCAGAGCCACCGCCGGCAATTACAAGATATTCAACATAAAAACCTGCTACCCAACTTACGTTTCCTGTACCAGCAGTAATTGTTGTGACTTTATTTGTGCCAACTAATGTAGTCGTAGCAGTTAAACCTGCGCCAATAATGATTGTATAAAATGATGGATAAGAAAGAATGACTACTCCTGAGCCACCTGTGCCACCAGCCGAATTAGTACCGCTATCATTATTGCGACCACCTCCACCACCACCACCGCCTGTGTTAGCCGTTCCTGCCGTACCAACTGCATTTAAGCCACCAGCACCACCACCGCCACTAGCAGTACCAGCAGTACTTGAGTTTGTGCCAGCACCGCCACCACCACCACCACCACCAGCACGAGTGACAGAAGTTCCTGTAATTGATGATGCTAGACCAGTACCACCATTGCCAGCCGTACCTACAACTGCGCCTACGCCAGGTGTGCTAGCACCACCACCACCACTACCAGGACTGCCAGCACCAGTGCCAGTACCACCAGCAAAACCTTGTCCAGTTGTTCCTGCTCCACCAGCATTTGCTGAGTAAGCACCACCACCAGACCCACCCGATAATCCTGTTTGAACACCAGCATTTAGTGAACCACCACCTCCGCCACCTATAGATATAAATGACGAGAAAGCAGAATCTGCTCCTGATGTGCCTCTATTTGCTTGATTAGCAGAACCAGCACCGCCAGCACCGACTGTGACATTGTATAAAGTGTTAGTTGTTAGAGCAATCGAACTGGTTAAGTAACCACCAGCACCACCTCCACCGCCGAGACCGCAACCGCCACCACCACCACCAGCGATTACTAAATACTGGAGAAAGGGTGCAAACTGATTTAAGCAATTAAATTTTTCACCAGTAAGAATGCTTGAATTACTAAGTTGTCTTACAGCCATTAGGAGATTTCGCTTCCAAAAAGACTAAAAGTCAAATCTGCTGTTGAAGCACGAACGGTCACCACATCTGTTGCGGCTAACGTAATTCCTACTGTTAAAAGTATGCCGTCATTTGGTGCAATCGTTGAATCATAGGCAATGTAGTGAGTGTTAGCCAAAGTAGCGGCAGCAGGTCGTATTGCGATGCGATAAGTTGCGCTTGCTGCTCCACGGTTAGCAATGGACAAAGTAGAAACTATCGCTTGCTTACCAGCACCAACAGTGTAAACATTTGTATCAGTTGTAGCGCTTGGTGCTGATTGTCCTAAGACCTTGTATGTATAAGCCATGTCAGGCTCCCATCGTTAAGAATGAATGTGGTGAATAGGCTTCTGCTTCTGATTTTAATATGAAATCATTAGTGCTAATAACTGATGCGGTGGCATCGGAGTCAATCCAAATGTCGCCATTCTGCGGTGAGGCTGGTGCAGTTGGTTGGTAAACAGCGCCAGCAACAGTAGACCAACCAGTGTCGTAATTAGTTGCGCTGTTCTTCTTTAGGAATTGACCAGTTGTACCGCCAATAGCTACGCCAGCACCTGCTGATCCAGTCGGACCAGTAGGACCAGTATCTCCCGTAGGCCCAGTTACCGTGCTAGCAGCTCCCGTAGGTCCCGTAGGTCCCGTAGCTCCCGTGGGACCTGTAGGTCCAGTTACCGTGCTAGCAGCTCCAGTTGGTCCAGTCGGACCAGTCGGACCAGTTACCGTGCTAGCAGCACCAGTTGGTCCAGTCGGACCAGTTACCGTGCTAGCAGCACCAGTTGGTCCAGTTGGTCCAGTTACCGTGCTAGCAGCTCCCGTAGGTCCTGTAGGTCCTGTAGGTCCTGTAGCACCTAAATTACCTTGTACTCCCTGCGCTCCTTGAGGTCCTACATTTCCTTGGGGTCCAGTTGGCCCAGTTACTGTGCTAGCAGCTCCAGTTGGCCCAGTTGGCCCAGTTACTGTGCTAGCAGCACCAGTAGCTCCCGTAGGTCCCGTAGCTCCCGTGGGACCTGTAGGTCCAGTTACCGTGCTAGCAGCTCCAGTTGGACCAGTAGGTCCAGCTGCACCTGTAGGGCCAGTTGATCCAGCTGCGCCAGTAGGTCCAGTAGGTCCAGTAGGTCCTTGTGCACCAATGTCACCATTACGAGCAAACGTAATAATAACATCTGTACCATTAGCAAAGGTAGTAACGGTTCCAGAAACATATGCTACTGGTACATCAAAATATGATGCGTAATGTACATGCGTTCCAATTATGCTGTAGTAAACATAGTTTCCTGGAGTTGCAGTCGCTGATACCTTAAAGGTACCCTTGATTGAAGACGTTGAGTCATCAATGGTATCTAAGTAACTTGATACATCTACACTATTAATATCTAAATGGTCAATTAAAAGTTTAGTAGCAGAAGTTAAATTTGCATTATTAAAGTTAAGATTAGTTGGACCAGGGTCAGTTGTCGTGGTTACAGTTAAGAAGTTATACTCAAACGAAGCGCCACCAAAAGAACCTCGAGGACCAGTAGGACCAGTAGCTCCCGTAGGGCCAGTTACTGTGCTAGCAGCTCCAGTTGGTCCAGTCGGACCAGTTACCGTGCTAGCAGCTCCAGTTGGTCCAGTTGGTCCAGTTGGCCCAGTTACCGTGCTAGCAGCACCAGTAGCTCCCGTAGGGCCAGTTACTGTGCTAGCAGCTCCAGTTGGACCAGTTGGACCAGTGGGACCTTGGATACCCTGAACACCTTGGGCTCCTTGAGGGCCCACAACGCCTTGCGGGCCAGTTGGCCCAGTTACTGTGCTAGCAGCTCCAGTAGCTCCCGTAGGGCCAATAGGTCCGGTAGATCCTTGAGGACCAACAGCGCTTCCTCCAATAACTACAACTTCTGTGTTTGTAGGGCTAACTACAACTACTTCATTAGGCATTTTAATATTCCGTTACTTGCCGGTTAGCAAATACCAGGCCTCTTACGTAAGTTTGGTTAAATGTGCCGGCAGCGTTGTAAACCTGAACATCCCAGAATGATTTAAGCGGTAACTTTTCAGTTTGGTCTGACGTTAAACTTAAAGTAACTATGCCAGTAGTTGCTGTAACAGTGGTTACGTTGAACTCTGCGGCAAGAAGCGGAGATTCCGGGTAAGTTCGGGCTTGAGCTTTAACCAAGTAACCCGTAAGATCAAGTGGGAAATCAAAGGTAGTGCTCCAAGTATCACCTTGGGTAAGAATTATGTCGTAAAC